ACAGTTGAGTAAGGAACATATGCAGTATCTTAATGCTGTTCCTGACTACAAGTTCACTATGGCAACTTGGCACTGTGCAACTGCAGCGTTCCTGATTAATTCTTCGGAAGAAGGTGAACGTGTAGATTACTGGAAAGGTGCTTTACACGGTTACATGCACAAACTCATTATCATGGGCAAAGACCTGTGGTTTGAGAAAGAATCTCAAAGGAAAGATTCTGATCGTGTAGTATCACTTTCTCCTATGCAGAGATTACAAAATAAGATTTCTGCAACGATTATGCAAGATCTATTAGATCTAGAAGATTCTTGGATGGAGAGTGAAAAGACTTCTCTTGATATATATGCTCTATTCAAGAAACATGGACTGGGTGCTTCTGCAACTAAACCAGTTCGTGAGGTGGTTGAGGGATGGTTACTTGATTATTCAGATGCCTACAACAAGTCATGTCCTGATGCCGTTGAAGGTTATTCACATTTGAAAAGACCTGAACTCAATCGCCGACTTAAAGCATGCGAAAGTATGATCGCCGATCTTGATCGTATTACTTCTGCTGCTAAAGCAACTCGTAAGACTAAGGTGAAAGCACCGAAGACTGCCGACAAGCAAGTTCGTCATGTTAAATATAAAACTGAGGATAATGAATTCAAGTTGGTTTCTATACCACCTATTCAAATGATCGGTAAGATTCGTTTGTATGTGTTCAACACTAAAACTAAACAGATCACCGAGTATCTTACTCAGTCTGCTCAAGGATTTGAGATTAGTGGTTCAACGATTAAAAACTTTGATGCTGTAAACAGTCGCATAGTCAAACTTCGTAAACCAGATGAGTTCCTCGGCATCGTCTTGAAGAAGACTCCTAATCAGATCAGTAAAGCATGGTCTGAACTGACTACTAAGTCTTCCGCACCTAACGGAAGAATCAACAAAGATACAATCATATTGAAAGCATTTGATAAATGAGTGAAGCAACCATTGAAGAATCATTTTTAAACAAAACAAAGTTTTCTAAACTCGTTGAGAACGAGGTCTTAGATAAATCAATAGGATACATGGAAGCAATCCTATTACTGTGTGAGGAAAACGACATAGACCCCGAAGATGTTCGGAAGTTTATCTCACCAGTCATCAAAGGTAAGTTAGAAGCAGAGGCAATGTCTCTCAACTTCTTGCCTAAAATTAATTCAATTGACTCTGCATTATTTGAATAAATTGAATATAAATAAGTTTACTTTATATCGTGAATATGATATAATTATATTTCAGCAAAATATTACAGCACATATAGAAGGAAAAAATAACATATGTCATTCGAAAATCTAAAACGCAATCGCGATCAAATCTCCAAATTAGTTCAAGCAGCAGAAGCAGTCGGTGGTGGTACTTCCGAGAAAAAGAACTATGGCGATGATCGTATCTGGAAACCAACTGTTGATAAAGCAGGTAACGGTTATGCCGTATTGCGTTTCCTACCTGCCAGTGAAGGTGCCGATCTCCCGTGGGTACGTTACTGGGATCATGGATTTAAAGGTCCAACTGGTCAGTGGTATATTGAAAACTCTCTTACATCTATTGGTCAACCTGATCCAGTCGGCGAACTTAACAGTCGTCTATGGAACTCAGGTCATGATGAAGATAAAGCAAAAGCACGTGAACAAAAGCGTCGTTTGCATTATGTAACTAACGTTCTTGTTGTTCAGGATTCAGGTAATCCTGCCAATGAAGGTAAAGTCATGATGTATAAGTTTGGTAAGAAAATCTTTGATAAACTGATGGATGTAATGCAACCACAGTTTGCCGATGAGACTCCTATCAATCCTTTTGACTTTTGGGATGGTGCGGACTTTAAACTGAAGATCCGTCAAGTTGATGGTTATCGTAACTATGATAAGTCTGAGTTCGCTAGTGCGTCTCAACTGTTTAGCGGTGACGAAGGTCAACTAGAAGGTGTCTATGGTAAAGTTCATGACCTTACAGAGTTCTCAGATCCTAAGAACTACAAGTCCTATGATGAACTCAAAGCAAAGTTGATGCGAGTACTAGGTGAAGAAGCAGATATGGGTGCGCCAACTATGGCACAGTCTATTCAGGTAAATGAACCTGTTGCTGCTCCTGCGATGCCTTCCGCTCCAGTAACTGCGGATGAGATTCCATCAAACGATGATGACACTATGTCTTACTTCGCTAGATTAGCAAACGAAGACTAATAGACGGGTTGCATAAACCCTGTTTTCATAACCCGATCATTCGCAGTGGATGGTCGGGTTTCTCCTGCCATTACGGTAGTTCCGCCAGCAACCTGAGATGAATTATCCTGAACAATAATTGGCGCTCCTCCTGCTATCGTTACGGGAACTGGCGTCATATCATTTTGTTTCGGACCTTGCCCACGTAAACCACCGCCTCGACCATTGGAAATATTATCTAATCTTTCGAGTTGGTCTATAGCACCCTCAGCATTCACTAACCCTTTTATGGTTTTTCTCACTGCTCCTCGGTGCGCTTTACCGCCATAGAATGCAGTTTCTAGTTTTGGCATTGCCCTATAAAGTGAGTTAGCAAAACCAGAAAACTTGTTACCCATACCGCCATCAAAGTCTAAGGCAGCAAACCTTTCAAGGTCTGATAGAATATCACCAAAACTATCAATCTTCAGATCATTCAAACCCTCAAGCGGTTTTAATTCTTCAACCATTTTTGCGAATTTATTCTCGCTTTCAGTTCCAAATAAAAAGTTGAAAGCATCTTTGACGCCTTGAGTTATACTTCCAAGAGCATCACCAGCAAAGAACGCAGCGACGCCTAAACCAATCTTCGGTAATGCTTCTCCTAGTTTCAGTAACATATCACCGTCAAGTCCAGTCAGTTCCTTCAACCCACTTGCCATATTTGTTATGAGCGTTTTAGTATTACTTCCATCTGCGCCAATAACATTACCGATTGCTGCTAAACCTTCAAAAGCAAGGAAGAAAGCAGCAATACCTGCACCGATCATACCCATCCCGAGAGCAGCAGGACCACCTAATCCTGTTGCGCCAAATATAGCACCTGCTGCTAAAAGACCACCAAGAGCAATCAATGAATTCTGATCTAATGCCCCAATTGCTGCGCCAAAATTCTTGACGAGTTCAACAGCATGTTCACCAGTACCAACGTTTGCTGCTATAAAGTCTGTTGCCGCAAATCCTAAGAAGAAAGCAGCAATACCTGCTGACAAAGCACCAATACCAAGAACCATTTTCATTTTGGTTTTTTCGTCAGTGATTTTACCTAATATCATGCCAGTGCCGAGTATTAACCCCAACGCTCCCATTGCTTCTATCGTCATATTGCTGATTGCGTTACTGAATCCCTTTGTCGCTTTTGCGATATTACCAAAGTCTGAGTTCAACCAACCCATCGCTTTATCACCGATAGCAAGACCAATAAAGAATCCTGAGATACCAGCACCTAAAGAAGCAACTCCTAGTGCTACGTCAGTTGGTTTTTTCGCTAAAGCACCACCGACACCACCAGCGGTAAGTAAAACGCCCAGTACAGCAACTGCGGCAGGATCAAGCGACATGATCATATCTGAGAACCCTGACATCGCTCCTTTTAAACCAGAGAAATTAAGGTCTATCCAACCCATACTCGAGGCACCACCAATTATAGCATCACCAACTAGCAAACCGCCAAGAAAGGCAGATATCGCAATGCCCATAGATCCAAGACCTTTGGCACCTTTAATACCACCGACTGCTGAGATACCCATGATACCAGCGAGAACTATAAATGATTTGGGATCCATAGACATAATCATATCTGAGAATCCAAGTGCTGCTGCTTTTAATCCTTTAAAATTAAAATCCGCACCTATTGATTTCATAAATGTAAGGGCAGCGTCACCTGCTAATAAACCTCCAAAGAATGCTGGAATAGCGATACCCATTGCCGCTAGACCCATCGCACCCTTCATGATTCCGCCAGTCATTTTGCCCAGCATATCGCCGAGACCTTTACTTAAAAAATTAGTCCCTTTTTTAGCATCATTCTTAGCAGGAGTTGGGGCACCACCTTCTTTGCTACCAGTAGATCCCTCACGTTTTGCTTCTGCTGCTTGCCTAATTGCCTGCTCTTGAAGTCCATATAGTTTTTGGAAATCTTCTCTTAAACCATGTATTCCACGAGAAATTGACTCGTCCACTTTCATTTGTGAACTGAGTTTCTGATTAATATCGCTTAAAGTTACTTCTCTCATCTAAGATCCTCGTGCAGTTTGCTCTTGCCTTTGTTTTTCTTCTTTTAGATATTGGACTAACATAGTAATATAGACTTCCCTCTCCCAAGGTATCATCCCCTCAAGTTCTGTAAGGGAATAACTGTAATGTTGTAGCAATTGAAAATTAGTGTTATAATAATTTTCCATTGTCTCATGTGAGAGGCAAACTAGAAAAAACTGTCCATACCCTCCACTAGCATATCGTTTTCGTGACCGCAATGTTCACAGGTAAATTTATCTTTAAAAGTTAATTTTGGTATGTCTTGAATAAACTGTCCAACCTTTTCAAACTGTTGACTGTTCAGGGAATCAATAAAATTAATTCTTTCTTGCATTGATTCGTTTTTCATATCAATACGTTCATCTTCGGTGTACAATGTTTTCATACAAGATATAATCAAGTTCATTGAAGCATCACTTGCGGTTGGAGTTTCTTTGTCATCAAAAACGCTAGTGTTTGCCATGAGGTCTTGATATGTTGGATAATGCATCTCAACTGAAATTTCTGGCGTGAGTTGTACTGTCTTCGCTTTCATATCACCAACTATTTCAGTTTTCATGATATCAACTTTTACAGAATTCTCACCTTCACATTCAGTGCATTTCATAACCAAGTCAGATGTTTCACCAACTGATTTAGTTCTTATTCGCGTAAAAATATAATCTACATCAAAAGAAGATAATGTCATTACATCGATATCCTCTTGTACGCACGATTTAATTGTATCTGTGATTGCTCGGATAACCTGTTTCGGTTGATTCGATTCTCCAGCAAAAAGTAGAATTTTTTGTTCTTTTACAAGGAAAGGACGATAGTGAATAACTTCCCCTGATGATGGTAATTTAAGATCATACCAAATAGTTTCATTCAAACGTGGCAGTGCCATTATTTAATTTTCCTTTATCGTAAAAAGTTTGAGAGAGACCCCAAACTAGCATCAAGTGAAAATAGTCCCTGATTATCTGAAACAGGTGACCATTTCGTGTATGTCATTTCAACCGTCAACTGCATCGTGCCGTCTGGGTCATTTGTAAATTCTGTTTGTGAAATATTGGTAGGGAAACATTCTTCTAAAAGAGCAGTGTAGACTGTTCCTTCACCGATATTCACATTTAAGTCGATTGGACCAACACCAAACTTTTTATTGGTAATAGGTTTTCTCAACTGATGTATCTTTACTTGCCTTGCATAACTATTTTGATATAATGCTTTTCCATCATCCTGTGAAACTGTCGCCTTATACCAAGTGTCAAAGTATTTCCTAACGCCATAATCATTAAGCATGAGGAACGTCATATTTATAGACCCTGCTCCGGAGTATCCATAGGCAACTTTGCGCATATGCACGCCCATCTTTTGATCCATAGTCAATACTGTTTTCGCTGGAACGCCAACTGATTGGCACAAAAGGTTCAGTTCGTTACCATTCAAGAATCTGCTTATCTGACTCAGGATACCGCCACTTCCGCGAAAGTCAATAGGAAGTTCAACCATGAACTGGTTCGGTTTCGCCGTTCCTAGTTTGGTCGATATTAAGGATTTAATTTCGTCAACTGTTGCCATTAGATCATGCCTCTTGATACTTTGTAAACGTCTGATGCGCTTCCTTTTTCCCAACTCGCTGTTGGTAAAAATGTTGCGACTTCCCATTCTGGTGCAGGTACTCTAGCGAGTCTAGACTTTATATGAGCAAACAGATAATGTTTATAGCAAGGTTTGTAATATCTCAAAGTTTTTATTTTATTGATCATCTCGTATCTTGCTTTGAACTTTGTTGTATCATCAAACTTATCGTTGTTTGTTACTTCCATCAAAGCACCCAAGAACTTTGCTCTCAGTACAGGAGGAAGATAGTGTAAGTTCATACCATAAAATCCACCCTCAGCAGGTCCAGATATAATCGTTAAAGGGAATCTATCATAGAACGGTAGAGTGTCTTTGTGTTTCGGATCATAGAAAAACATATTCATAGAACCGATTAATCCTTGAGACTTATTGACCAGTTTCACTTCTTCACTGTTCATAAGACCCATACGATTAACCCTAGTCAGTCGCTGTGCTTTCGCGCGAAACCAGTTTCGTGATTCTTCAGTTCGTGGGTTGATACCAGCACGAAATGCTTCTAGTTCTAACTTTTGAAATAAACTTGCCATGACACTATTTATACCTTTTTCTTTGACTTTTTACGGTACGGTTTCAAAGGTTTTAGACCTTTTAATTTTTTCATAATGCCCATAGAATGTAAAGTATCTTCAGTCCATATCTGAAACTCCCATCCTCTGTCCTTGGCGAAGTTATTTGCTGCTTCCCATTTATTCATATTCTTAACATAGGTCATCGCCTCGTTGATATACCTCTTAGTCTTATCGGGACGTTTCGGCGGTGACGTTTCTTTATCTGGTTTGATCTCAATCAATAATGTCTTTTTGTTTTTAAAAGTAACTTTCAAGTCTACGAAATATCTGTGCATCTTTTTATCGATATCCCACTTATATGGAACAACGATTTCTTCGGATGACCACTTAACTATATCGGGATTAGAGTCACACCAGATAAAGCATGCCTTCTCCCAAGATGAACGATAAACAACTTTATCGGGATCACCTTCATATTTTTTGAAATCCCTTACTTTATATCTTCCTGAATACGCCATAATTTCCTTATAAATAGGTGTAGAATATTATTTATTTATAGGGAAAAGAAATGTCTTATGATCCAATAGGTGCCACCCAAAGAACTAGACCGCAACAACCTCTAGGAGATGATGCTGGTACTCATCCAATGGCAGAGAATAGGGGTCAGCAATTAGGGACGAGCACAAAATCAGACACACTGATGAATACAGAAGATACAACGTCTACTCAGCAAAATAAAAGTAGAGGCGTTTCTCAGGTTCTAAAGTTCCCAATGAATCGACAAGATTTGTATCCTGCTCATATTGTATTTCATCCTTATAAAATAGATACAGGTTTAATTGATCAAACGATCGCATCAGTATTCAGCGTCCCTTTAATTTCAGATTATGAAAACAAAAATACAAGTGAATCTGTGAATGATGAAAGAACAGGTAATGCTTATGAAAATGCTGCAGGACTGAATCAAAGTTCTACCCAGAATATCCAGTTTGAAAAAGCAGCAAAAGATGCAAATAGAGATCAAATCAATAAAGAAATAAATGATGCCCAGAGTGAGATGGGAAGTAAGAAAACTGATCTACGTGCTTATCGTGATCTAACAAGACCAGCAATACAATTATATTTTCCACCAACTTTACAGTACAACGATGCAGTAAACTATAACAGTGCGAATCTTGGAGCAGGCGGATTGACTGCTCTTGCTGGACTTAATTCCGGACAAAGTATCGGTCAGTCATTAAAATCTGGTATCAGTGAAGGTATGGAAAGCATATTTAATCTCGCTAAAGGGTCGCTTTCTCAAGATGCTGCAAGAGTAGCAGCGTCAAGACTAGCATCTAAGTTGCCTGCAGGTTATGCAGCAGCAGGTGGTCAAGCACTTCAAACAGGATTGAATCCTGGGACTCGTTTACTTTTTGACCAACCTTCTATGCGTGCATTTTCTTTTAGTTTCAAATTAATACCAACTTCAGAAGCAGAAGCAAAACAAATTAGGTCTATCGTTGAAAACTTTAGATTTCAAATGTATCCTAGAGAGATTGATTTAAGTCCAGGAATCCCAGTAGGATTTGAGTTCCCTAACATTTATCGTATACAATTTGGAATGACTGACGGAACATTGAAAGTTCCCAAGATTCAATATTGTTATCTAAAGGATGTTCAAGCAGCATACAACTCAACAAGTGGCGGTGTATTTTTTGAAGACGGGCATCCAACAGAAATTGATTTAAACTTAACGTTCCTTGAATATAGAGCATTAAGTAAGAGAGATATCGAGGCAGGATTCTAATGGAATTTTTTAAAAACTATAGAAAAACGGCATACACCTTTGGTGACGATTATGCTAAAATAGGTGGCGCAGGTAGACAGATTGAATTCGTTCAAGATATATCTCAGTATGTTGATGTCATAGATCAGGTCAGAGAAGGTGTTATATTCGGGGAACCTTACAACATTATAGAAAACGAAAGACCTGATCAGGTTTCTCAGTTCCTTTATGATACACCAACATATCACTGGACGTTCTACATGATGAACGAAAGTCTTAGAGAACATGGTTGGCCATTGACCCTAAAACAGATAGATGAAGTAATTACTACAGATTTTCCTCACCAATTCTTACAGTTTCGAGCAGATATATCTAACGTATTTTTACAAAACGAATTTGTTACAGGTGGTATTTCTGGCGTCCGTGGTAAAATCATTAAGAGAAATATTGATCTTGGAGTGGTTGTCGTAGATACTGGTGGTGCGCAGTTCAGGAAAGGCGAAGTTGTAACTTGTACAGGTCTACCTCAGAATACAGCGATTCTCCCTAATGTAGCAAGTGGTTATGAATATGATGCCCCACACCATTATGAAGACGCATCTGGTGATTGGGTTGATATTGATCCTTTGTCGCCAGCGCCAGCACTATATAATGAAATAACCGTGAAGAACAGATATCACACTATCAATGAATCCTTGAAACAAATCAAAGTTATTAAACCAGGAAACATAGTTCAAATCGCGAGCGCATATAAAAGAGCATTGACAAGTTAATGGCAACGACACCTAGTAAACAATATGTCCTAGATAGCGTCTTGATGTACTCATCGCGTTCTACGATACCTGTAGAGATAGCAAACTTAGTCAGTGATATTGAAGTTTATGAGCATTTAGACTGCCCATTCTTGACTGCTAAACTAGCGATGGTTGACGAATCAAGGATTATGGATAGGTTTGATATTCAAGGTGCTGAGTTCGTAGAGATTAAATTAAAACCAGCATTAGAAGTAGAACCTATCATCACTAAAAGGTTTGTCATAGAAACGATTCTAGATTCGGTGAAGGTCAACCAAACTTCTGAATTTATAACGCTCAGTTTGTACGAAGATATTTTATTTAAATCTAATTATAAGAATGTGAACAAATCATATAACGGCGATCCCTTTGATATTATTAAAAAGATAGCAAAAGAGTTCTTAAACAAAGATGTAGTGAACGCAGGGGAATCTACCTTTCAAAGAAGAATGAAACTCATTGTCCCTAACCTTGATCCACTCAAAGCGATTTCTTGGATTAAGAATAGGATGACCACTAATGATGGAGTTCCTGATTACATTTTCTCAACATTAGCACTTGATCATCTAGTTGTAAATGATTTGGTTTCTATGTTAGAACAACCTGCAGTGAATTCTAATAAACCATTTATGTATGCTTCAACGTCAAACGTCGCAGAAGAAAAAAGAATCGGAAATAACTATCTTCCCGTCCTCAGTTATAATGAAGGCGATAAAGAAAATATGTTTGAAATGGTTGATAAGGGATTAGTGGGAGCAAACTATCAGTTCTATGATGCTTT